GTGCAAGCTCAATGGAAAATGCGGTCTTACCAACAGATGTACGAGCGGCTAGGGTGATTAAATCATTCTGATGCCAACCGCAAGTCATGTTATCCAAACTTTTGATTCCGCTAGGTATTCCGTTTATGGCGCCAACTTTCTGTCTTTCGAGAATGGATGCCCATGTTGACTCCATCACTTCTCTTGCGGATTTAAGCTTGGACTTATCCTTTAGCGAAAGCTTGGAGAATTCAGTCCCACCCATCTCAACCACATCCTGTGCTCGTGTCGATGGCTCGTAAGCCTTCTCGAGCAACCCATTGCATGTGTCGATAGTTTTCCGCTTCATGAACAAGTTTTCCACACTATCCATGAAGAATTTGAATTGTGCCGAGGTGTCCACTTTCCCGAACAGATCAAACGCATTTACTCTGTTCTCTTCGGCTACGGAAAGGGCAATCGTTATGTCATCCACATCCTTGCCCACCTTCTCGTTATCGATCATCTGCTGAGCGACAGCTTGAGCAGTTGGGTCCATAAACCAATCGACTGACATCCCACGCTCAACTGCATCCACCATGTGGTCAGTGTTTTTGCCAATGCATGCGAGCATTCCGTGCTCAGCATCCACATCGTAAGGCTTAAGCCCCACGGAATTCATCGAGGTAGTATCCATCAATATCATTAATATTTTTTGCTCCTTTGAATTTTTTGTACCATTCGGGATGTTCTTTCTTCATCCACTCCAACACATCTTCCAGTTTGGATTTTGTGTCCGTTAGTTCCCATATCGGCTTCCATGAAGGGTTGTTGCTTATCCATACCGTCAAACAACAACTCCATTTTTTGATTGGGCTTTTGCCGACAACCCATCCCTTTGCCTCATAGAAATCGAAGAACTCTCTTGCCTTGGGCTCAGGGTCGGGAATGCGTCGTTGCTTGAAATATTCCAAGCATTCCTCGAAATCCCTTGGTTTTCTTCCATTGCCGATAGAGGAAACTTTTTCTTTTTTGGGTATACGTAGTATACCTTTTTTCTTTTGGGAAGGAGTAGGGGGTGTGGGGGAAGAGGAAACCCTTTTGTTTTTAATTTCAGATGTGGCGCCACTTTTTTCAGAAGAATTATTATCCCCATCATCGTGAACCACGCTAGTTTCCTGATCTTCCTCAGTATTTGATCTACCTTTTCCTTTTTTAGATGTGGCGCCACATGTGACACCACCCAATTGAATGGCAAGTAGGACATTTGCCACACTATTCTTCGACTCACCCGAAATGCCCGCCAAAGCTTCAATGCGACTGATGATTTCATCGGAAGTCCTGATCGTGAATCTGTTTCTGTCACACACATTTTACCTCCACTTCCGTTTCCTCGTTCTTGTAGCCTTTGACCTTTTCTTGCGTGACCTCGAGGGTGATGCTTTCTGGGTCATCGTCAGGAATAATCCCTGACAGTCTGAGAGCGTCGATGAGGTGCTTGCACCCCCCATAGAGGTTGTCGATGTCAAGCAACCTGACCCTTCGGCTGATAATTCTGACATGATGGCGAGGGCCACAACTTTGTTTGTGTCCTTTTTTTCCTTTAGTCTTTCCCACGGGCCCCACCTTAGTAGTTGGTTGAGGCTCGGAATTCTCTTCTCTATCTTGAAGTTCAGACATTCCCCTGCTTTCATTTAGACTTCACTAGGGCTTCTGCCTTGGGTTTCTCGACCAAAACTCCATCAAGAATCTTCTCAAGTTCCTCAACGGCATCCTTACGGGTCAAGTTGGCGCCACTTTTATTTCTTTTTTCTGTCCAAACCTTGAGTAGTTTAGACCAAGAAATGCTAGATGCAGAAAGGATTTCCTTCCAACCAAGTTGATTGGTGTCTGTGATTCTTTCCGCACACTTGTTGGCATCACCTATCGACTTTGTTCTACCACTTGATCTGAGCTTCCATCCCTCAACTTCTTTACCTTCACCAAGTTCTTCCTTGGCTCGGGACTTCACTGCACTTGCCCACTTTTCCGCTAGAATAGCAATCTCTAGTGCCCAACCTAGATCAGTGATGGTGCTTTGTCTTGCCATTTCAATCGCCTCCGGGACATCAGGGCAATGGGCGAGTCCATTGCAGTACTTGCATTGTTTGAGCCCCACAACCTTCTCTGTGGTGTCTTTGTTTGCCTCAGATATAATTGATGTCACCATTGACTCTAACTCCTCAAGTCGCCCGGTAGAGTATTCTACAAGGCTATAAGTCGGGGTGGGGAACGGCTCAACAAGTGAGCAGTACATTTTGGTCATTCCTTCAGAATTCCGATAGACGGCAAGTGCCTGTGCCAATAACTGAATGTTATCAGGGGCAGGCGTGTGGTCGCCGTATAAAGTCTTCCAGTCAACCAACAGATAAACCCCACCAGTGTATTGCCTTAAGAGGTCATACTTTGCGGAATAAACTTTATCCTCATTTTGGTTTAACCAAAGCCTCTTTTCCAACCATTGATTGGTAAATTCACCTGCACCTATTTCTTGCTCCACTTTATCAAGTAGAAATAGGGCACGCTTAACGCAATCATGTTGTTGCTCGTCAGATATTGAATCAAGTGCAACATCACCTCTTATGACCTGTTCTATTAGATCATGACGAATTGTGCCTTCACTTGCGTCTGAGGAACCTGTGTTGGGGAATAACTTCTGATAACTCCAACTGCCTGGACATAACTTCATCTGCTCAATGCCGGACGCAGATGGTAAACCTTCTCTTTCGTCCGTCATCGTAAAACTAGCTCCTTTAGTTGAGGGAATCGTTGCTCAAGCAATTCTACTTTATCCTTAGTTTCCCAATCGGTTTCTAGATAACCCTCAACCTTTTTTACGCCAAATAGAATTGCGGCATGGTCACGATTAAACATTTGCCCAATCGATTCATAGGTGTAGCCAAGGAATTTCCGTGCATAATAGTAAGCTAACTGCCTAGCTATACCGATAGGTTGAATTCTCCTACGACCATCAATATCGGAAACAGAAATATCATACAGATCAGCAATCGCTTTTTTAATATCAAGCAAACCCATCTTTACTGCCTCCTTTTTTCATGGACATATCCAATGCTCTTGCGAGGATTTTATCCTGATCGGATGGATTTTTGGACTCCCACTTGGTCTGATACCACTCCAATTGATTGGGTTTTAGCTGACCAAGCGGGACACCTGTGTTCTTGCCGAAATGAATTTGGACACTCTTCCAGTCATCGACAACAATAGAAGGTGAGTGGGTCACCACCTCGGCTACCCCTACCGAAGAAGTTTCACCCACCTCACCTTCAAATGCCTCATCACCTTCGTGATATAATTCACGAGCAATTCCCCAATGGACGCATGCACGCTTAAATGCATCAGAAAAATTTCCCTTTTCGGCCTCAAAAGTGGACTCAGTGCCAACATCCCACTTAGTGACCCATTCGCCATCACACTTTACGCTAACTCCGCAAATAAGGTGTCCTTTGATTTCCTTATACTCATTGCGCCAATTTTCGGGCCCTACTGCCTGATCAAGCCTATCCATGCAGAATCTAGCGGTAACATAATCTAATTTAGTACCTCCCTTTCCTGCTCTTTTTTCAACCCTACTAGTAGGTACTTTTTCGGATAATTTACTAAGATCCATAATTGACCTCCTCTGCTTCCATTAGCGCTTTAACTTCTTCCCTAGCCACGAATTTCTTTTTTTCGTACATGGGTAATCTATAAGCCTTTAGCTTACCTCTTTTGATCAACGAATTAACACTCCTAAAGGAGGATAATCCTAGAACTTGTGAGGCTTCGCTAAGGGTCATTAGATCGTCCTTAACTACTTTTTTCTGTTCCATTCATTCTTTTGTGTCAGAATGTGATAAAATGTAAAGAGATATTTTACAAAAAAATACAAAGTAAACAAAAAGTGTTTATTAGTTGACAGGGGTGTAAAAAAGTGTTTTGTAAAGTATATTATGACAAAGAAAATTGAAGTAACTTCAGTAAACACAAGGGTGCCGGAAATCCTATATTCGGAGGTAGTGAGTTTATGTGAGGCTACTAAAAAAAACACCACACAGCTCGTGGTTAGTGCACTTCGCCACTACATTGCCCAAGTAAAGGAAGAAGCAGATGCAGATGAAATGTTAATCGATAGATTTGCATGGCAATTATCAAAAACGAAAGGAACACAAAAATAACTACCCCCATGAGAAACAACCTAATAGAAGTAGACCTCCAGTCGGAGACGCATACAGTTAGATTTGACTCCCAAATTGAATCTGTGAAAATCGATGGTCAGAAACTGAATGATATTCACGATCTGGCAGTAAAAGTAGATAGATCTAGTCTTTATATAGCGACTTTAACTAAAAAAATTACAACACTCGCTTATATTGCCACATTTCTGGCGATAATGGCAGTTGTTCTTTGTTCAACTATTGGTGGTTGGTTGTTTGCTAATAAAGACAGGATTAATAATGCACTGAACAGGAATGCTGGTGTGACACAGAGATTACAGAATACAAATTATACCATGCAAGCCAAGTTGCACTCGCTAGGTTGGGTTTGGCGGGACCAGCAGTGGGTTTATATTGAGAAATAGGAGGTTGCCTCATCTGGACCCACACCTGTATTGAGGTAGTATTGGTCGTAAGTGGATTGATTATTATGACCCATACACCTCATCGCCCATGACTTGCCACCAGTAAAATAACCATAAGTGCCAAAGGAATGCCTTGCCCCATCATGAGGGTACAGGATTCCGCACTTTTGGCAGGCTTCCTGTCTAGCCTCTGCAAATGGTCGGTATTTGTTTACCGGCCCATCGAAAGGTACAAATTTTCCATACCCTTTCTTTTTAAGCAAATAATCTAGAGTACCTGCGGAGCTAATTTCAAAATGCTCCATGGTCTCTAACTTTGTATGGTTAGTATAATATTTCTGAATAGGTTTATGATCATACTTTGCAGAACCTCCCAAAGAGTACCCACATTTAGACTTATACTTTTTGATCCACTTAAATAAATTCTCTGGCAGATCGGTAAGTTTTCTATTTCTTCTAGTTTTCGCCTGTGCCCCTTCAATAATGATTAGACGCTTAGCAGGGTAGATATTCTTCCATGATATTCTAGGAATCTCCATCGGGCGAATTCCGGCAAATAAAGCCAATGCCATAGCAACCTTATATGCGTTAGGGATACTATCCATTAATTCTTTTGCTTCCTGCGGAGTCAGGATGCCAATCAGTTTTTCATCTTTAAAATTAGCATCCCATGTAACCTTATAATAATGAGTAGGGGTGTATTCATGTTCATGTGCCCAATTAAGTAATGCACCAACTTCTGATCTAATACTCTTCCTGGTGTTTTCTGTCTGTCCGTACTGAAGTATATATTCCTTGAAAATCTGACGGGTAACTTCAGATAAACAAGGGTCATCCATTCGTTTAATAAATGATACACACTTTGTTTTACGGCTCTCAATGGTATGTGGTCTAGCTCCACGATTCTGTAGGTTTTCTAGATGTAACCTAAAAACAGTGGATACTTTAATTTTCTCAATAGGGGAGTCATCCTCCAATCCTGACATGTATGACTGTCGTATTTCCCCTGCGTGCTCGTACGCTTTCTCGCGCGTACTAAAGTATTTTCTTACTCTTTTCCCTAAATTTATTTCAACACACCAAGCAGATTCCCCCTTCTTTTTCTTTGCTTGGTCTATATATACCCTAGGTTTCATGTAATTTTCCGTGACAAATTCGTGACAATTTATTCCAAAAAGCAGTCCCCGTGACAACTCCGTGACAAATCTTACGAATAATTAGCATACACTAGTCAACACAAAAAAACACCCCAGACTACTGATACTTAGTGGTCTGAGGTGTATTCTTCGGTGGTGGCGAAACCCGGAATCGAACCGGGGACACAAGGATTTTCAGACAATATACTATACACTATAAACAGTGGGATTGCGGGCTATTCGTGACAATTCGTGACAAAGACTTGCAATATTTTTAGAAATTGTTTTAGGTTTTAATATGGAAAAGAACGATAGTGAAGTCCTGCAAGAAGCAGTAGATGGCACATTGAGTGAATTCTTCGATGAGTACATAATCCTAGGAAAGAAAGCGGGAAAGAAGCAACGCATGGTCGTAGCTTCTGTAACGCCAGGGAACAAAGAAATGAAGGGAATCTATAAACTAGTAATGGATTGGGCGTATAAGAAAAATGAAGATATGGGACAAACTTGAACAATTTCCACCACCATTGGTGAGGTGTTTGGCTAGACAAAAGGCAAGAGGTAAAGCAGTTAGGGCGTTATCCGATCAGGAAGTAGCTATACAAAGTGAAGGCCTGACAACCCTAGAAGTTAGGGCGATATCCAACTCATTGTCGTGGGATAGCATTTCAATAGGAATAGCCCAAAAGTTCTGCAGGGGGTGCAGGTTTGATCCTTTGTCCGCAGATGATAGGAACAGGGCAGGAGCATACATGCGCTCTAACCCTCAGTTTACATTTCTACAGAATCACCCTCATTGGGAGAGTACATTCCTTCCACTGATCAAGCTTTACAAAGAGAAATGCCAAGAGAAAAAGCAATAAGCGATGAGGAGGTTGGAGCAGCCATGAAGAAAGCCAACCAGTCTAAACCTAAAGCAGCTGAAATTCTGGGTGTCACCCCCAACCACTTAAATCGGATTATCGGAAAATCAGATAAATTGAGTGCGTTGTATACTCCCAGTAAGGTTGGCGGTGTAACACCTCAACCCGTTGAGCTACTTACTAGGCAAGAGGATCAACCGACAGAGTCCGAGGTTGTGGCGGCTATAAAACCCCAAGGGGAGTACCTGAAAGGATTGAAGAAGTTAGGGCTCACGGATGAGACTATTACCTCAATAAGGGCTTTCGAGAAGTTCGAGAAGCATACAGGACTCCTAATGGTAGAAGCACTCAAGGGGTATTTAAGTCTGAATATTCAACAGAATATGCAGTTATTTGAGGTATCACAGGACTTAAAGAAAGACTTAGATGAGTCGGAGATGGATCCTGAGATGAAGATTCAATACATTAAGTGCTTGGCTCAAATATCATCTGAAATTGGCAAGGGGTATGATCGTTCGCTTTCTGGTATTAATATAATGCTAAAGATGCATAACGAGGAGCAATCTAAGTCCAAGAAGAAAGCAGGCTTCCAGCCACTCAAGAACTTACAGAAACTTAAAGCGGAGGCAGAAAATGAGTCTTAAAGGTACACAGATTCATGATCAGGTATTAATGGATAAAGCCCTGAAAGAATTTCGTAAAAAGGCTAAGAAGAAATTCATGGGAGGCATAAAAGAGCATAATCCTAAAGGGGATAAAGGTATGTGCATGATGTCAATGAAAGAGAGGGTAAAATGTGCCAAAGAGGAGGTAATGGACTTATGGTTTTATCTTTGCTCAATAGAGGATGGTATAGAGGATACAAGGCTAGTTCTCGTAAAGGAAGGCTTACTGAAGCCTAAGACAATCCTAGAAGAGCCACTTGCTATGCAGGGTCTTATCGAGAGGTCTGTAAGGGGTGAGTAAGCTTGATAAAGATTTACTGGCCGAAAGGCTAGGGCAGGCGGTAAATCAAGAGGAGAAGAAAGATACTCCCCCATGGACACCTAGTCTAACCCCCACCCAGCAGGAGATGTTTGATAGTTCGGCTCTTTACATACTTGCTTATGGCGAGCGTGGTACAGGAAAAACCTATATTCTTGGTGGTCATAAACTCGTTCGCCACCTATGGGAGAACTTCAATGCACTAGCAGTTCTGATAGTAGGTATTCGCTCACAGGCAACTATGGGAGGGGTGTGGCATAAGTTACAGACTGAAATCATGCCGTTATGGGAAGATGGTATAGGTATGCATGTGTCAGGAGAGAGGCAAGACTCACAGAAAAACTTATATATAGATGTAGGTAATAGATTTGGCGGGACAAGTAGGGTTGTGCTCATCTCTGTTCCTTATGGTGCATTCATTAAAGACAGGATTAAAGGTTTTGAGCCAAGTTATGTATTTGTGGATGAGTTGACCAACTTGGATACACCTGACTATTTTGATGCGGTAGTGCAACAGTTGGGTCGAAGACCCGGTATTGATTCTCCCATGCAATACACCGCAGCTTGTAACCCTGATGGGCCATCTCATTGGGTTTATAAGAGGTTTTTTGAAAAACCATTAGGTAAGAATGGCAAATATAATAAGGACTATTTTGTTCGCCACCTAAAGATTGAGGATAACATCAAGCACTTACCTCCCGGCTACTATGACCGAATTATGGAGGCAGTATCATCCGACCCCATCGAGGAAGCACGTATGGTTCGTGGTGAATGGATTGATAGACCTGCTGGTGACGCAATTTATAAGCCCTACTTTATTGAAGGTGTCCATATAATGGGCAGTGAGAAGCAAAGGTTAATACCATCTACAAGATATCCGATTATATGTGGGTGGGACCCAGGTTCTGTTAATAATGCCATAATTTTCATGCAGAATATAATAATGAAGGGTAAACCTGTGTGGTTGGTATTCGATGAGATTGTACATGTAAACAAACATATTCCCTATACCGTTCTAGTTCCTGAGGTCATGAGGAAGATGATGTTCTGGAATAAAGAGTGTGACCATGAATTTAACTTTATACATATATCAGATAACTCTGCCTTTAATCAGTTTCGGGCAAAAACAGGAAGTTATGATGTTAAAGATATAGAGCATATATCAATAAGTAGGGTGGAACACTTTGATGGACTAGAGCCAATAAAGTTGAAGGCAGCACCAAAGTTTAGTGGTTCAGTAGAGGCGAGGGTTAGGCTACTCGTAGCAAAATTACAGAACGAGGAGTTTATTCTGTCCGGCTCTTGCACTCACTTAAAGAAGATGTTCTTTAACTTAGTTTCCGAGCAATCAAGGAAGACATATGATCCTAATATAGGATTTAAACCAAGAAGGAGCATCTATGTTCATGCCCACGATGCACTAACCTATCCAATTATATATTACGATGCAGGACCAGGTGCATTTACTCAGGTTGGTAGTAAAACAAGTATAATGGAAATCAATGCTTGATTTTATGACCTAAAATATTAGATTCTATATATGGCAAACACATTACTTTTGGACACAACGGATGACGAAGCTACTCAAAATGCATTTGCAAATGTGGCTGAAGGTCAAACTGTAGAGGTAACACTCCAAGTATTAATTTCAGAGAAATCGGACAAGAGAATAGCTGGAACAGTGCGTATGCCAGTAGAGGATGTACGACGAATGTCATCAGATATAGATGACCAGAATGACTCTAATGAGGAAATCGAAGAAGATGATGACCTCGAACCGGAGTCTGAGATTCCTGGAGGAATTTTAAGAAGCATGATTAATGGCTAAGGAGTCAGTCAAAGCACCATCTGCGGTTGCTATAGAAATTCACTATAAAAGGTTAAACCTACAGGACAAATGGAACGAAAGAAGGGTAAAAAGAATCTGTGGTTTTCTTCGAATTACGGAACAGGAACTGGCGGCACTTCTTGGGATAAACGAGGATACTTTTTTCAGACAACTAGCAAGAAGGGGGATATCTATGCCAGCATGTATCCTTTTAACTATTTTGGAGGATCAAGTCATTGGGGATTTCGTAAATGACACCATTCCAAATGTATTATCAGGGGCACTAAAAAATGGTAGACTTAGACATACTTAAAAGATACGGATGCACGCACGATAGGTTGCGTGAAATATTCACAGAAACCGATGAATCGTCAGATAATTTCAGGATTCGTTCAAAGTTCGAAGACCAAATTGAGTCTCGTGTGCGCCAGGGGATATTTCATTCTGCTAAGAATAGTAATCTTTTTATGTCGGTAGATTTAGCTTGGGATTCGCTACCAATTAATAAGTCAACCATTCCGTTATTACAGTATGCACAAGGTAAAATATCTATAGAGGACACCGCAGAGTGCCTTGAGGGAATAGGGACTGCAGATCAATTTTGTGAGTATAATGATGAAGGTACATTAAAAAACATAAACCTACTTAGGTTGTATGAGGTTTCTGTTAACATCATACGATCCTATGTGACCCGAAGGGTGGCGGCACAGGTATCAAGATTCTCTAATCTTTTTCCATATTTTAAGTATGAACCTCGTGGTACTTCTGCTGAGGATAAGTTGAGGGCAGATGTATTATCCCAGAGGGTAGAGATGATGTGTGACCAGTTTAATTATAGGCATCTTTTTGGTCAGGGTATTCGGGATATGTTTATGTACGGTTTTGTTGTAATGTTTCCCGAGAGTGCTTGGACTAGGGCAACTACTTGGAGGCATAACAAGATGAAGGCCGAAGGTATAGAAAGTTATGTATGCAGGGAGGGTGTAGACTTTGTTAAACCTCACCCAACCAGAATCATGCATGACCAATCAAAACCTCTTGCTGATATTAATACAGACAACGGTCCTGACTGGATTGGCTATTGGGATGTATTAAAGTTTGAAGATATCTCTGACAATCCCGGTTATTGGAACACGGATGATATTTCATTTAATAGCAACCTTTTTGGTGCATACGACTCCCATAAAGAGTTCTTTAGTTATTACTTAGACCCAGAGACTATGAGGTTTCCTAACAGGAAATCGGAGTGGGCTATGAAGAATGACAGAACTGCAAACACTGGTGTTTACGGCTCTGAGGATGAGGATAAAGGTATATTTCTATCCAATTACTTCTGTAGGATAAATCCGGCAGAAGAGGGTATAGGGGATTATCCTCATGATGTATGGATGAAAATGGTAGTAGCTAGTGACAATACAGTGCTACACGCTGAGTTTCTTCCAAGTATACCCGCTATATATGGTGGATTGAATCAGAATGATGCAAGAATGGTAAACATTTCTGTAGCACATGAATTGATGCCATTTCAGGATCAGATGAATAATATCATGAATAAAATGCTCCATGATATGAAGATTAGCATGATGAAAATCTTCGCTATCGATCAGGATGCATTAGATGATGATGTTAAGGCATATATTCAGGATGCAATGAATGAGGGTACGATGTACACAAAACCTCATGCGTTATTCTACTCTGGTGCTAAGATGGCAGACCTAGGTTTAAATGCTAAAGATTTTGTATCAGTAATAGAGGTACAAAGTGAGATGGCGGCATCAGTAAATCAAGCTATTCAGTCTACTACACAGCTACTCAACTTAGTAGAAAGACTACTCATACTATCGCCACAGGAACTGGGGCAACCTGCTCCTCGTGAGATATCTGCTACAGAGGTAACGGAGATAGCAACAACTACGCAGGCAATTTATTCATTCATATCAGAAGGTATTGATGAGCTTCGT